CATATGGAGTTGCAACTTCAGTTAAACCAATTGATGGCAAAGTAACACCAGAACAAAAGTATTCTAGATTAGGATATCTAGTGCTATCAATCTTTAATTGGAATCCATTAGGACTCAAAAAGTTTTTATTTGTAGTTAATGCCATTTGTATATAACCCTGTTAATTTATCTATACCTTTATTTATACACTTTTCGCAGATAAAAAAAGGGGCCCTCGAAAGGACCCCTTTAAAACAACTAAGTTTTAACCTTATGCAGTAACCATCAGTGAATCAACACGGAAGATACGGAAGTAAGGGTTAGCGCGGTCAGTACCAACGCCGTCAGCAGCAACGAATGGGTTAGCAACCATGCCGTAACGGGTTTTGAAGCCGATACGTGGCTGGAAGTCTTCTTCACCAATTGCTTTAGCCATGGTCAATGGAACGTATGGGCAATAGAACAAGCCAGCGTCATACGGGTTAGAACCACGGTAGCCAACACAAACGTAATCAGCAGCAGCATATGGATCAACATATACTTTGATGCGACCGTTAAGAACACCAGCAAAAGTATTGCCAGTATCGTCTACGTTCAGGTTAGTTGCCAGAGCAGGAGTGTAGTCCAACATGCCAGCAGCAGCCAAAGCAGAAGCAACGTCTGAAGAAACGATAACATAGTTACCTTTACCACGACGAGTTTCTTTAGCAATGATGTTTGCTTCACGTTCGATCTGCATTACCAGACCTTTGAACTTCTCTGCCATCCAACGGCCGTCTGAATCAGTGCTAAGATCGAAAGCACCTTTAAGAGCAACGTTAGACTGTTGTGCACCAAGCTTAGCTTTGGTAAGAACTGTACGAACAACTTCACGGTTGATTTCCGCAAGGATTTCAGATGAAAGGATGTTAGCAAGCTCAGACTCAGCGTCCAGACCATGAACAGCTTTAAGATCTTGAGCCAGTTCCATGGTGTACTCAGCTTTCAGAGCACGTGATTTAGCAGTTACAGTTGATTTCTCAATGCTGAATGCCATTTCACCGAATGCGTCACCAGTGTTACCAAGTGCTTCAGCAGCAGCAGTAGTAAGACCAGCACCGAAAGTAGAAACGTTAGTTTCGTCAGAAAGAGTACCATCGGTATCACTATCAGTTACGCCCAACAGACCTGATGGATCTACTTCTTGAGTACCAGTACCAGAGAAAGTAGTATCAGCTTCGTTAAACATAGCTTCAGTACCACCTTGAGTGCTATACTTGCTCTTCATAGCGAAGATCAGACCAGTAGGACCAGTCATAGGCTGAACGCCAGCAATGTCATAAGCAATCAGGTTAGGCATTGCACGACGTACCAAAGAGATCAGTACGGGGTCAAAGCCAGCAACGTTTGCACCAGTTTGGTTAGCAGCGGTTTCGTTAAGTTGAAAACCAGAATGAGCACGCTCTTCTTTCATAGCAAGCTCTTGGTTTTCCAACAAGCGAGCTGTTACAGCTTTCTTGTATTGGTCTTTGATTTCAGGAGCAGCAGAGTGTTCCAGAACCGGAGACCATTTCTCGATTAGATTTTTGTCTTGATCAAACATTTTAGTTTCCTCTAAATGGATGTTATATTGTTATTACTTATTAGATTTCGCAATTGCTTGCATGTATCTAGCCATTGAATCAGAGTGTGACTCCAGTGGAGCGTGATCTGATCCGATTAAGTCGGACTCTTCAGAAACAGTTTCAACTGAATCTTTAGCGAAGTATGATTCCTTGATAGTCTTCACTTTCATTTCGAAAGATGAAGCATCAGTGAAATCAAGGTCTTCTACCAAAGAAGCCAATTTTTCTGCTTCGGTAGTGGCCAACTCTGAAGATTGACTACGAACGATATCTTTACGGACATATGACTGCAAAGATTCGTGAATAGCAATATTATCTTCTGTGGTTTTATTGAGTTGTTCTTCCAGTTCAGCAACTTGATCGGCGAGTTCGTCGAACATGTCAACCTTACCTTCAGGAATTTCAATATAGTGTTCTTTAAATACGCTCTGCAAAGAAGCCATAAAGTCTTCAGCGATTTCAGCACGTAGGCCAGTCTCGACTGCAACTTCATTTTCCTTCATCCAACCTTCAACAACGTAAGAAAGGTAGGCATCTACTTTTTCTACGAGATCAGATTTCAAAGAAGATACTTCTTCTTCAAGATTTTGAGCATATTCGTTTTCAAGGCGTTCAACTTCAGCACCTACTTTAGATTTCAAAGCAGATTCAAAGATGATTCCGGCTTTTTCTCTAAAACCTTCTGACAATGTAGCTTCTTCTGCAACAATAACATCAAGGTCTTCTTGGTAATCGATGTGTGATACATTAGCTTCAACAGCTTCTGCAACAACTTCTTCACCTTCTACAACCTCAACGCCTTCTGCAAACTTCATCATACCTGCGAAGATTTTTTGAGCGTCTTCCTTTTTAGCCTTTTTCAACATATCATATGCAGCGTTAACGATACCGGCTTTAGTTTTAGGCATTTCCATTTTCGGAGCTGGTTCTTCTTCTTCATCAGATTCCTCATCTGAAGATTCTTCCATCTCTTCTTCATCTTCGTCTTCGTCACCGTCGACTTCGATTTCTACGCCTTCATCTTTAGCTTTCTCTTCAAGAACTTCCTCGTTAGACTCAACTTGTGTTTCATCAACGAGCTCTTCAGATTCTTGAATTTGCTCTGCATTATGAATGTCTTCTAGATTTTTGTCATCAGACATATCATTCTCTCCTATAAGAGTTATACAAGTTTCGAGAGGAAATTCTTAAACGCTTTAATCTCAACATCGGAACTTCTGATGTTGCGAGCAGTTTTTATTTCAGTCTCAATTAATTCAATTTCCTGAGGCTTAAGGATACCGTTGTCCCAGATCCAATCAACACCTTCCATAATACCGTTAACGAATGCTTCAGGAGCACTCGGATCTTGTACTATATCAACAGTTGCTAACATAAAATCATCTTTGACATACATCGTACCATTACGCTGCTCAAGACTACCCATACCACGACTTGATACACCAAGCTTAACGCCACCTTCAAGTAAACCGCTAACGATATTACCCATTGGAGTATTAAGAATTGATGCTTTTCCCATAACATTATTTCCCTCAAACCTGAGTTCAGTAATCTTATGTGAAACTTTGTCTAGATTGATTGATGGACCTTCTGGGTGATTTAATTCACCAACAGCTCTTCCTGTCAATACTTGCTCGTTAACATATCTATTAACGGCATTCTCTAGAATACTTCTTTCATAAATGCGGCCATTTCTATTTTTAGATTCGGCCTGCATGAAAATTCCTTCAATAACAAAAGCGCTTTTACCATCTTTTGTTTTTTCAGTAATGATCTGAAGATCACTACCGTCTGTATATTCCGCAATTAGTTTCATTGTCCTAATTCCTCGCCCATAAGCTTAATAAATTCTTTTGCTGATTTTTCAGCTTCAGCGGCAGATTTATAGTTATCATCCAACTTATTGTCATCAATATACACACTAAAGTCTCTACCTTTTTGTGCAATCTGTACATTGACTTTCTTGCTTTTGCCGAGTTTAAGAGATTTAACTTCTTTCTCGCCAGCTGCTAATTTTTCTCTAAGTTCAACGAATGTTAACATATTATTCTTCTTCTTTATTTGATTGTCTAGTGATAAGACTAGAAGCTACTTCAATACGTTTAGCAGCAAGTGCATCACTCATTTTTAAAGAAATAGCGTCAGTGAAAGCTTTATTTGCTCCAATGTTATCACCATCTTTAAGAGAGTTAATTAAATTTTCTGTGCTCATATCATTTGTCCTGTAATATATTTATAATATTTATAATCTTAACGAAGCGTTTTTTACATTAAATCGAGATTAATATCATCGGCACCGCCTTCGCCGCTCTTCTCTTCTTCTTCCATTTGAGACTTCAACTCTGCAATTTCATCTTCAGTTTGTCTAAGAATATTCTTACGTACCCATTCATTAGATACATATTTACCAATATACTCATCAATTGAAGCAAGCATTTCAAAGCGTTCTCTCAAGATTTCATTATACTTAAGCTCTGAGAAATAGTTGTCTTCGATATAATCAAAGGCAATATCTTCTTTCCAGTCTTCCCAATCTTGACGAGTAATAATACCCTTTAAGATAAGTTGAGTTTTAAGTAACTGTAAGAAAATATCAGAGAATCTTTTACGTAGTCTATCAATAAACTTCTTAAATTTAACTTCATCTCGAGAGATTTCAGTTGATCTTCCCAAAGAGAATTGTGACTCTTGTTCCAAACGATTCAATGGAACATTCAATGCTCTATATAGTTTCTTTTGGAAATATAAGATATCGTCAATTTGACCAAGGTTTTCTCCTCCTGGAAGAGTAGTAATTTCAGTACCACGACCACCTTCTCTACGAGGTAAGAAGAAATCTTCTAGCATTGACATATGTTTACGATCATCTTTAATATCACCAGTACTGGCATCGTAAACTAATTTGTTTCTATATTGATTCATAATACCGCGCAGGTATTCTTCAGCTTTACCTTTTGGTAGGTTACCAACATCAATATAGAATATACGACGTTCAGGAGCACGAGAGATTCTATAGATTACCAATGAATCTTCCATCATGCGTAGTTGGTTAACTGGTTTAATTGCCTTTTGCATATGTGATAATATGCGTCGACGTGATGGGTCTAACATTCCAGAAGTTGCATAGGCAATAGAGTCTTTATGAATCTTAAGACCTGATTGACTCTCACCAATTTGATTCTGGAATACAAAATATTCAGTAGATCCTTTAACTAGATTAGCACCAGTTTTAGGATCGCGTTCTTCTTCGATTTCTTTTACTTTTCTTAATTTGATAGGATCGATATAACGTAATTCAGTGATACCCTTCTTAGGGTTTTTATTATCAATCATGATATGATAAGGTAATCTACCATCAATATACCATTTACGGAAAATATCATGTCCATGATTACTAAAATTCATAAGAGATAAAATAGTATCGAATTCTTCTCTAATAACATCTTTAATATTATCAGATGCATCTAATTGATCTAAAATAATATCTACAGGAGATGAGTCATGGTCACCTACAATAGCTTCATTCACAATATCAGAAATTGCTGCATCGCATTCTGGTTGTGATGCAATATCGCGATATTTAACAATAAGCTCTGCTTCATTCTTAGCATTATCACCGTCTAAATCTACGTACGCGCCAAAATGCCCGCCACTAGTAATTACACCAGCACCGTCACTTTCAGTGTCCGCAACAAAAGAAATAGGAAGTTCTTCCTTTTTCCTTTTAATTTCAAAACCAAAAAAATCAGCCATTTTCAATATTATCCTATATAGTAACTATTGGGAGAGAGGTTATCCCCCTCTCCCTTTAGTATATTTATATGCTCTTAAGAAGTTGTTCCTGATTCCCAATACTGTACTTGGAGTTCAACCGTGAACTCTTCGATAGTATTTTCGGATTCATAACTAACATCGATTGCACTCAAGTTAGTTGGGAAAGTACCGCGGATATCATATCTCTTAGTAACTTCACCAGCTTTATTCAACTGCTCAATAATCATATCAGCTTGATAATCAGTTGGGTTAGAAAGACCAGTATTATTAACATGTTCGTTAATACCATTCATCCAACGCTCAAATGCATTACGTACTGTATAATCTACATCATTGATTACAGTGATTGACCATGGTTCAAAAGTACGATCACCAGCAATCTGCAATTGACGACCACGGAATGGGACCATGATTGGAGCAATTACAGATGAAGGCATTTGAGCACCTTTACACATGAATGATGTGAATTCCACATCGCCTTGAGCGTAACCCGGAAAGTTACATGTTACTTTGAACATGTTAGCCCGAGCACCGCCGCCGGTTAGTTTTGACTTAAAGTCGTCTACGCCTAAAATAGCCATTGTCTAATCCTCCTATGCGCCAGCAATTTCAGAGAACTCAACACCAGTTCTCGTTGCTATAAAGTTTAAAGTAATGAAGTTGATTGAACGAGCAGGCTTAATATACATATCGCATACGAAGCTGTTAGAATCAATAACTTGTCCGGTGTTATTAGTTTCATCACAAATAACTAAGAAATCAGTAAGACCTCTACGTCCTTTTACATCACGTAGGAAAGGTTCTACCATATTTCTAAATTGTGCTCTTGTGAACTCATCGTTGAATTCAAAGAGTGATGCTTTAGCGGCAGTAGCAATTGCTTTTTCCAATACAATAAACAATCTGCGAACGTTAATTCTATCGAATGCAGAAGGCTTAGCTTGTAGAGTTTTATCACCGAACATTTGAATACCTTGTCCAGGGAATGCAACCAATGGATTAACCCGAGCTTTATAAAGAGTATCTCTATCGGCTTTCTTAGGGTTAATTGCTAGTTTGACGACATTACGAAGTTGACCACGGGTAACACCAGCAGGTGAGAACCATGCATCAGCAACTCGATCGGTATTAGCACAAAGACCAGCAATATGG